ATTCAGCATCCCAGGAATCGAGGGCAGGGCGGGGTATACCGGGTTTATCCTCGCAGACAAGAAATTTATAAGCGCAGTCCTGAGCAGCCGGATTATGTTCCAGGAATTGCCAGTGAAATTTTGCGCGGGCGCGACGTTCATCACCGGCTTCAATGGCAGTGGCTACAGCGACGGCACCTTCTTCCTTTATTGCCTGTTCGTCCGGAATGGCGGCGCAAATAAAGACTTTACTCATTTTGTTTTAACCTCATTACAGATTTCAGGGTGAACGAATCCCTGCCATTGCTGGCATTTTTAATCCGTTGGTATGGCGTTAATATGGCTGGCGAGTTATCCAGCCGGTATTTCGTTATTCAGGTTCAGCGATACTTTTTTTAACGGGAGGCATTCACCGGGGATTTTTTGTTCGTCCCTTACCTGAATGCAGGATGACTTACTGTCATAAATTCCGGTAATCACATTTTGTGGCTCACCCGTTATAAGAAAAACGGTCATCACCAGTGCAAATGCTGAAGTCACTGCTGTTCTCCGATAATACCAAGTTCAAGAAGGGCAATTCTGGAAAGTATGGAATTATCATTGAGAAGATAAGGTTCATATTTTCTCATCTTAATGGCATCTTCCGTAAACTCCCGGTTACTGAGCAGAACACCAATATCAAAACAACCTTCAGACGTATTAACGTTTGGTAATAACGTTTCCATTATCGCGTCCTCAACAATGAATTTTGTGATGCGGTGCCTGGTGCCTCCAGGTGACGTTAACCGAAGAGCGGCCAGTAAAATCTGAAGCACAGGATATGCTGACCGGGGAGGTCGAACAAAAAGTTACCGCAGACATGATGATTGAGTTTATCGGTCAGGATGGGGCTAAAACGTGTGAGGAACTGGCGGGTAAGTTCGGTGTCAGTACTCGCAAGGTTGCTTCCACGCTGGCGGTGGTAACCGCAACGGGGCGGCTGGCACGCGTTAATCAGAACGGTAAATTTCGTTACTGCATGCCGGGCGATAATTTACCAGCAGAGCCGAAAGCCGCGCTGGTAACGGAAAGTGATGGTAAGGCCTTTCCTCAGCCAGCAGGTGCTGCGTTACCAGTCCGGGAAGCCGCAACACAGGAAGAAATTAAAACAGAAACTGTGGCGGACATTGTGCAGCCGTTGCCATCGTTTACCGAAACGCAAGCAGATGAGCTGATTTTTCCGTCCCTTCGCAGGGCAAACCTGGCGCTGCGCAGGGCGAAAAGTGATGTTCAGAAGTGGGAGCGAGTCTGCGCCGCGCTGCGGGAGCTGAACAAGCACCGGGATATTGTTCGACAGATTACTGATTCTTCCCGCCGTGTTGTATCGGAAAAGTGATTGCCGGAGGCGCTTATGGCAAAAGTATTTACACAAGAAGAGCGGGAAAAAATTAAAGGGCAGGTTGTTGAACTTGTACGTCTGAGCGGTCGCGAGACGTTGCGGCAACTGGAAGCCAGGACAGGTGCGACAAGATATCTGATGAGTGTTCTCGCCAGAGAGCTGGTTGCCAGTGGCGATGTATACAACTCTGGTTACGGGTTATTCCCGTCTGAACAGGCGCGTAAGGACTGGCAAAATGCTCGCAAAAAACTCTCAAGGGCAAAGGTGAAGAAACCTGCAGTGGTTGATCCGGACCTTATCTGGTCGTTACCAGACGGCGAAATACGCCGCTACGACAGGCGCCTGAATATAATCTGTCGCGAGTGCCGGAAGAGCGAAGCTATGCAGCGTGTACTGGCATTTTATCAAGGAAATGTTAGGTATTTTAGACGTTACTAGATTAAAGAGCATTAGTTCAGATGTGAATTGACATTTTCATGGCGCAGGGTAGAGCCAGCGTGGTTGTCCGCTTTGCGTCAAAACCAGATATTACCAGATTTAGACATATATTCCCGATAGACCTGCTCTGATGCTACACTCTGTGCTATTTTCATGACCCCAATAAAAATATTTATGACTATTGCTGATTTCAAACGGCCTAAATTGGAGCTCCCAAACGGGGCAAACAAACTACTACTGCACTCTTGCTGTGCTCCATGTTCCGGTGAAGTGATGGAGGCGCTTCAGGCCTCGGGAATCGACTACACCATCTTTTTCTACAACCCGAACATTCATCCTCAGAAAGAGTATTTAATTCGTAAGGATGAAAATATTCGCTTTGCTGAACAACACGGCGTGCCGTTTATCGATGCTGATTACGACACCGACAACTGGTTTGAACGTGCCAAAGGAATGGAATGGGAGCCTGAGAGGGGGATCCGTTGTACCATGTGTTTTGACATGCGTTTTGAGCGGACAGCGTTGTACGCTGCTGAAAATGGTTTCAGTGTGATCAGCAGTTCACTGGGCATTTCACGCTGGAAAAATATGCAGCAGGTTAACGAGTGTGGGCGGCGAGCTGTTGCGCATTATCCGGGTATGGTGTACTGGGATTATAACTGGCGCAAGCAGGGCGGCTCGTCCCGTATGATTGAAATCAGCAAGCGCGAAAAATTCTATCAGCAGGAATATTGTGGCTGTGTGTATTCTCTGCGCGATACCAATCTACACCGCAAATCTCAGGGACGCCCTCTTATCAAAATTGGCCAACTCCACTACGGAAAAGAAGAGAAGGAGTGATTTTATGGATCACCTTTCTGATTGATTTCATATTGGCGAGGTGACGTGAGTTAAGTAGAATGGCTGCGGGTGCTTGAGGCTATCTGTCTCAGGCATGAACACTGAAAGGCAGATAGAGAAAAGCCCCAGTTAACATTTCGCGTCCTGCAAGACGCTTAACATTAATCTGAGGCCCAATCTATGTCTCACAAATGTAGGTTAGCCTCTTACGTGCCGAAAGGCAAGGGGAAGCAGGCTATGAAGCAGCAAAAGGCGATGTTAATCGCCCTGATCGTCATCTGTTTAACCGTCATAGTGACGGCACTGGTAACGAGGAAAGACCTCTGCGAGGTACGACTCCGAACCGGCCAGACGGAGGTCGCTGTCTTCACAGCTTACGAACCTGAGGAGTAAGAGACCTGGCGGGGGAGAAATCCCTCGCCACCTCTGATGTGTCAGGCATCCTCAACGCACCCGCACTTAACCCGCTTCGGCGGGTTTTGTTTTTTTCTGGCATTCTGGTTTACAATTCGCACGTCAGCCTGAACACCTGACACCTGCTGCGCCAGCAGAGAAAACAGATGGCGCACAAAACCAAATTTCACAATTCTGATACCCAGTACGACACCGTGTACGGAGGGTATAAAAACAGGGAGAGTGAGGGCGTTTATTTTGTGCCCTTCATGACAGACGGTAACGGCGTCAATACCGCCACTAACGCGCCGGCAGAAGATCCGGATATTCCGGCATCAGGATATTACGGTGCGGCATCGAGAACGAATGGAAACCAGGTATCATCAAACCGCCCGACACATTTCAGTTCATGGGCGCGCAGGAGCATTATTCCGGATCGTCTGGCAACCGCTATTCTGAACGCAGCCGGGCGCACCTCAGCCTTCATCAGTGGTAAGGCACCGGAAATCAAACCCTCGCCCGGCGGCAACACGCCATCGGGTCCGTCTGCAGATACGTCCGTTCGCACAATCTCCCTGCTGCCGGCAGCCGGAGAGGCTGCTGCGCAGGGCTGGAGCATTAAGGATGGCGGAATTCAGTTGTCAGATGGTGTATTTAAGATCACCAAGCAGAGCAATAAAACCTGGTCCCTGACGCATCCGGTGGATGACGCAATTACCCTGCTGACACAGGGCGGCAGACTGACCTGTAAGTTCCGCCTGTCAGGCGCACTGACCAACAATCAGTTCGGGCTGGGGATTTATCTGTATACGGATGCTCCCGTTCCTGATGGTGTGGCGATGACGGGTACCGGTAATCCGTTCCTGATGTCGTACTTCACTCAGACCACTGACGGCAGAGTGAATCTGATGCATCACAGGAAAGCCGGAAACACGAAGCTGGGGGAGTTCGGCGATTACGGTAACGACTGGCAGACGCTGGAGCTGGTGTTCACCGCCGGCAGTGCCACGGTTACTCCGAAACTGAATGGAGTGGCTGGCCCGGCATTCCAGGTTATAAAAGAC